CGTGGCTAACATTTTCGTTCGGGGCAAAACCCCTTATTAACGATGTGAAAGCTGCTGCAGAGTCTCTTGCTGCGTTTCAACAACGCAGAGATTTTGTCGCTCGTTATACTGGTACTTATCAAAAAGAGTATAGCTCTTCATGGCAATCATCCGATGGTACACCTTCTTCTGGTGGCCAAGGTACGTATTACTATGAAGCAAACAACATACTTAGTTACCAATTTATTGCAGGTGTTTCTGCTAAGTTACGGTCCTCTTTGGACTATAATCTCGTAAAACACTTTCAATTAGATGGTTTAGGTGCTCTTCCCTCAGTTTTATGGGAATTAACACCTTATTCGTGGGTCGCCGATTATTTCACAAATATAGGCGATGTTATAGACGATGTTTGGTCTAAACCTCCTGCGGATACTATTTATGTTGTTAAATGTAAAAGGCACCAGATGGACGTACGTTCTGATTATCGTAATCCTCCTACCAATCCAGCTTTGGATGGGCAAGTGATGAAAATTCTACGAAATGTACGTTATAACTGGGTGCACTTTTCACGCACACCATTGGCTGCGATTCCTCATCGTTCTATACGTTTGAGAACGCAAAACGAGATTGCGAAGAATGCTGTAAATAAAGTCCTTAACCTTGCGTCCGTGTTTCTTGGACAAAAGTCTGGTGATCTTTATTTTCGTGGCAGGCGTCGTCTTTAATTCTCTTTAACTTCTTTATACTCCGAGGCTCTTATATGGGTTTTTCATTATCTACTATCACAGGCGCAGCAGTAACTGGACTAACTAGTCCTACTTACACTGTAACTGCAGACACTCCTCCCGCTAATAATGGGAAGCAGTATGCTGTAACAGCATTGGGCGGAACGCAAACTGGTGTGGACTCACATTCCGTGAGTAAACCATTTACCATTTCAGCTTTTCGACCATCTCAGTTAAAGACACTGCCCGGCGTAAATGCTGGAACCGGCTTGTTGAAAAATGTTCCCGTCAATACCTACAAGTTTATCTGTAGGAAGGGTGCCCAACCGTCTGCTAACCAAGTAGCCCTAGTTCCTAGGATTACGGTTACGATCGATGTTCCCGCTGGTACTGATACGTACGAACCTGAAGAAATCAAAGCTATGATTTCTGCTATGTTCGGTGCGCTCTGGGCCGGTGCGGATGGCATTGCGACCACTGTTACCAGTGGCATCTTGTGATTTACAGGGTTTTTCTCATTGTTTTTATTGTCTTTGTCGCCACTTTGGCTTCATATGTAGTAATTGCTTTGAGTACCCTTGCATATCCACAATTTCTATACAGTATTTTTTACACATTTTACCGTGTAACGTATTAGTATAGGCTTAACATTTTTCTGTTCATTTGGAGATATTCAATGACAACCGGTTCTATATCTGATAGCAAATTGCTCTTTTTCAAGAACGCTTTACAAGAAGACATCACCCGAGCTCTCTCTACTACTAATCGCAGTGAGAAAGCCCTTTTACGTCAAGCCAAACGTGCTTATAAAAAGTACGCGGTGGACGACTGGAAACTGGCTGAAATCGCCAAGCAGGATTTTATTACAAATAATATCTTAGCTAGCAAAGTTAGCATTGCTGAAGACATTACAATAACAAGTAGTGTTTTTGGTGAAGCTAATGATTTTATCTATAATGCCCTATATCGGTTTACTAACAGAAATGTTACAGACTGTAATGGGAGTATGGATCTAGGTTTATTACTCTCTCTTTGGAAATTCGGACCTGGCTCCTCTAATGGAGTCTTTGGAACGCATTTTGCTGAGAAAGTACATGAGCCCATGACAGTTACTCGTGATGCCTTGCCACTAATACTTGCGTTAAGGCACGGAACGCCTCGACTTCGTCTCTATGATTTAGAGGCTGAAGAAGATGGCTATCGTGTTATTAGTGGTTCTAGACTATCCACTGTTGCAAAAAACGAAGAAACTGACCGTACTATAGCTATAGAACCTTCTGGTAATATGGCGCTACAACTCGGTGCTGGTCTTTATATTGAGGGTGCTTTACGTTGTATGGGATTAGATATCTCGCAACAAGCATCTTTTAATAAAGAATTAGCTCGACGTGGTTCGATTGATGGAAGTATTGCATCGATTGATTTAAAGGCGGCTAGTGATCTGATCACTCCTTCTCTTATTCAGAGATTATGGCCTGCTGAGTGGTACCAGTTCTTTATGGTATCACGATCTGCAGAAACTATGATTGATGGTAAGCAAGTGGAGCTCCATATGATGTCGACTATGGGTAACGGTTTTACGTTCCCTATGATGACATTAACACTATTAGCACTCGTTTACGGAGTAATCCGAACTAATGAGGGCTCTAGGCGTAGTTACATCAACTATAATTTCGTTGGTGTATTTGGTGACGATATTTTGTTACCCTCCGTCTATTATAGTGATATGGTTTCAGCGCTCGAGAATGCAGGTTTAATTGTCAACCAAGATAAAAGCTTTTCAACAG